TATTGGTAAATCTCATAATATGAACAATATTGCAAAAGAATATAGGCCAGGGCAGTTGGTAAAGTAATTATAAATAAAGATGTATGAAACACAATTTAGAATATTGGGGAGTATTTTACGTCCCGCTTTTAAAGGTTTTATACAGAAGTGGGTAGACAAAATTGGTTCTACCCACTTCACTTTATATTAGGAAGGTGAATATGTCTAAGAAAAAAGAAATAACTTTTTCAAATCTAACAAAAATAAAACCAGCAACAGACAATCAAACAGCTGTTTTTGAATCTTGGAAAAGTGGAAAAAATCAATTTTTATTTGGTTGTGCTGGAACAGGTAAAACTTTTATATCACTATATCTTGCACTCCAAGATGTTTTAAAAAATGAAACACCACAAGATAAAGTTGTTGTTGTTCGTTCCCTCATTCCAACAAGAGAGATAGGTTTTCTGCCTGGCGATGAGGAAGATAAAGCTGCACTTTATCAAGTACCATATTCAAATATGATGCAGTTCATGTTTGAACAACCAAACGAGCAAGCATTTAGTATGTTGTATGACAGGTTAAAAGCACAAGGTAGCTTTTACTTTTTATCAACATCCTTTCTAAGAGGTTTAACTTTTGATAACTCTATTATCATTGTTGATGAATGTCAAAACTTAAGCTTTCACGAATTAGATACAATCATTACAAGAGTAGGACAAGATTCTAAAATTGTTTTTTGTGGTGATTTTAGTCAATCAGATTTAACTAAAACTTCTGAAAAAAATGGCATGATGGATTTTTTACAAATTCTACATGAGATGAAAGAATTTAATTGTGTTGAATTTGATATTGGCGATATAGTTCGTTCTGGTTTCGTAAGAAACTATTTAATCCAAAAAACAAAACTAGGAATGGGAATAGAATAATGGCTTTTAATTTATCAAACAGATCAAGAAATAAACTAGATGGTGTACATCCACAGTTAGTAGCTGTAGTTGAACGTGCTATCAAACTTACCAAAGTAGACTTTGGCGTAACTTATGGTGTCCGCACAGTTGAAGAACAAGAGAAACTTGTTGCAGCTGGTAGATCACAAACTATGAAAAGCAAACATCTTCTTCAAGATGATGGATTTTCACACGCAGTAGATGTTGTAGCTTATGATGGATCAGATGTTGTGTGGGAACTCAATGTGTATGATGACATTTGCGATGCTTTCAAGGAAGCAGCCAAAGAAGTTGGAATCTCAATCAAGTGGGGTGCTGCTTGGTCAGAGGGCGATATCAGATCATATGAAGGAACAGCAGAAGATGCTATGAATGCATACATTGATCTTAGACGTTCGCAAGGTCGTAGACCATTTATTGACGGGCCCCATTTTGAAGTAATGTAAAATGAATGAACTAGATTATGATAAGTTACTTGAAAAAGTTTTATCAACTCCTTTCATAAAATTAGATGTTAATATTAATATTGATAATCTTTTAAATGAATATAAATCTGTAGAAGAGAAATATTCTTTTGAAAATTATAATACAAAATATTGGCCTGTTAGAAAAAAGTATGCTAGAAGTTGGTCAGGAATTTGTCTTGTAAGTTCAGATGGTGGACTTTACACTGATATGCATGAGGGCCCTACATCAGCTGCGAAAGAAACAGAATTAAAAAATGTATGTCCACATTTTTATCAAACAATAAAAGATTTAGGTGGAGAAGGTTGTCGCTCAAGAATTATGAGAATTTCTCCACATGAATCTTTAGTGTGGCATAGTCATATACAAGAACATGGTCAACCAAAATGGTTATTAACAATTCAAGTTCCAATTATAGTTCCAGAAAAATTTGAATATTGTGTAGTTGACAAAGATGAATTTAAGTGGTACAAAAGATTTTACAGACCAAATTGGTTTAGGGGTGTAAGCAGAAAAAGATTAGAGGCAGGTGATGCATATGTTTTTAATTCCTACCATTATCATAATGTATATAACTATAGTAACGAATATAGAGTTACCTTAATGTTATATTTAGATTTAAGACAACCAAAAATTTTTGAATTAGTTAAACGGAGTATGGAAAAAAATAATGAAAACATTTAATCATGAGCCTGTGAATTTACCAGACATAAAGGCAAGAAACCAAAATGGTAGTAGAGTTTATGAAACACCAGATGGAAGCTTTTATCCATCAATCACAACTGTACTTTCTGTAAGAAATAAAAAGGGCTTATTTGAATGGAGAAAACGAGTTGGTGATGATGTTGCGAACTACGTTGCAAGAACATCTGCAGCCAGAGGAACTGCAGTTCATCATATGTGTGAAGACTATTTAAATAATGAGGACATGAAAGAACATGAGAAAAAGTTTTTACCATACTGTTTATTTGGTCAACTAGAAAAAAAAGTCTTACATAGAATAAATAACATTCGTGCACAAGAATGTGGCTTGTATTCTGATAAATATAAAGTTGCAGGTAGAGTAGATTGTGTTGCTGAGTTTGATGGTAAACTTTCTATCATAGATTTTAAAACATCTTCAAAAGAACGTAATGATGAGTGGAATGAAAATTACTATATTCAAGCTTCTGCCTATGCTGAAATGTTTGAAGAAAGAACTGGTATTGAAATCAATCAGATTTGTATATTAGTTGTAACGTCTGATGGTGTTGTTCAAGAGTTTGTAAAAGACAAAAAAGAATACGTTCCTTTAATTGAACAAACCGTCTTAGAGTGGGAAATGAAAAATGAAAAAGTTAAAAACAATAACGATGATTTCACTGGTGCTCCTATTTAGTTGTCATCCAGTAAATGCACAAACTTTTATTTCTAAAAAACCTGTTATATGTGGGTTGCTTGAAGATATAATAAGTAAATCTAAAGATTATGGAGAAGCACCATTTATTAAAGGTAATGGAACTTCCATGAGAGATGATGGAACTTTTTTTCCATCGCAGTACGTCATAGCATACAATCAAGAAACAAATGGTTGGACTCTCATAGAAATTTTAAATCCAGAAATGGCCTGTGTATTATCCACAGGAAAAGGTTTAGAAATATTTAATCTTAAACAAAAAGGAATGGCGCTATAAATGCCCTTGACATTGATTCTATTTTATGTTATAAATAGTATATAGTTTGTTGATACAATTCGACAATTGGACAGGACATGGGGGCAGTACCCATCGCCTCCACCATGAACACTAGAGAGCAGCTGCAATTGCTTTCCTTTGCAGAGGACTATAAAGTAGTCTAGTGTTCTTGATGGGGGCGAACTAGGATCGACTGACAAGGATAGAGGCGAGTAGAACTATCGGATGACTGCGTTATTGGTCAAAACTACTAAATGCAAACGATAACTTTGCACCATCTGGTTACGCACTAGCTGCATAACACAGGGGGTTGGGCACTTACCTAGCAACAGAAAAGTGTCACCAGTTTTAGAGTTTGGCGACGGCCAATCCGCATTGTGACTGAATAATCTCTGGGAGAAGGGGATAAGGTATACTGTCGAGTTTAGCGGCTCATCCTTAGCGGGAAAGACGGTGGTTTAAGTCGAGGGAGCATTGGTATTCTTCCAGTGGCGAGATGTAGGTAAACCTAGTCCTACCAATGCACTATAAAGGTGAAGTGGTACAACCTTGCAATTACGCAGAAGGTATCACGAAGGGTCACTACTTAATAGGTGCGCGTGGAGCCACGGTTAGCTCCACATTTTGTAAATGAAAGAATTGAATGGTACAAATAAATCCTAAATTTTATCCTATTTTTCCAATTCCATTTGGTTATGTAAATTTTGGTGAAGAATTTCGTAAGCTTAACTCAAATTTAATTAGAGATATTGAAAAAGAAAAATCGGTTAATGATGGTAAAAAAAGAACTTTTGCAAAAAACAGTTCTGGTTGGCAATCTCATGCTATCTTAGAACGTAAGTATTCAAGCTTTAAAGAACTAGCCAAACTTATATTAATGACAGCAAAACCTATTATTCACGCTAGTGGGGTTTCAGAGGGAGAAGATTTGGTTATACAAAGTCTTTGGGCAAATATGTGTTTTGCTGCAGGGGGATTTAGTAATCCACACATACATGGAAGTGGCAGAACTATTTGGAGTGGAGTTTATTACCCAAAAGGAATAGTTGAAAAGGATAATTTAAATGAATTTGATATAAATGAATATTCTGGATATGGAGTTCCAGCTGTGCCTGGTGCACTAGTATGTAAAGATGGAAACATTGCTAAAAGAATGGTAAAGTTTGAAATGAGTAATAAAAAATATTTTACTGGAAACTTTTATATTATACCAAGAGAATCATTACTTGTATTATTTCCTGCATGGGTAGAACATTATGTCACACCTACAGTAGATAATTCAAAAAGATATAGCATTTCGTTTGCAATTAATTTAAAATAAAAATGAGGTATTAAAATGCAAGAACCAACAGTTGTAGTAGAAGCTCTAGTACAAACACCAAAAAAATTCTCACTAGAAATAGAAAATATTGCTAAAGAGAAACGTATTTCTCACATGGATGCAGTATTAGATTATTGTCAAAAAAATGAAATAGAACCAGATACAGTAGGTCGACTCATAACTAAAGGTCTTAAAGAAAAGATTGAGGCAAATGCAAGAGAGCTAAATTATTTAGAAAAACAAGCACAATTGCCAATTTAGTTCTTGACATTGAATTAAAAATAGTGTAGTATAGAATTTATAAACTAGAAAAAGGAGTAGTTTCTAATGTCTGAAGGTAATAATGCATTTGATGCTTTAGAAGGCATTCAATTAAAAAATCGTATTAAAAAACTTGAATACGATTGTGCAGAACTAACTAAGCAAAATGAGGAGCTTAGAGAACGATGCAAACTACTTGCATCACGCCAACCAGAGTGGCCTAAAGGTTATCGTCCTGTACGAAAAAATAACCAAAATAATCAGAAGAGGTTTAATGAACGTAGAACTCATTGATTGTATGGGCAGTGATTTATCAGTAGTAAATGCTGCCCGAGTTTCTTTTGCAAAAAAATCTGAACTAGAGTGGGTGGAAAAAGAAAATTCATCCACTGTATACGAACAGACTTTAAAAGATAAAGACAAAAAATTAATTAATTATCTTGCCAAACACGATCATTGGAGTCCATTTGGTCATGCATCTTTACAGTTTCATATAAAGGCACCAATTTTTGTTGCTAGACAATTAGTGAAACATCAAGTTGGTTTAGTATGGAATGAGGTTAGTCGCAGATATGTTGATGACGAACCAGAATTTTATGTTCCTAAAAAATGGAGATTAAAGGCTGAAGATAAAAAACAAGGATCATCTGATGAAACTATAAAATACGAACTAGGTTCTACGATTGAGTTTTTAAAACAGACATATAATAATATGTTAAAGGTTAACATTGCTCCAGAATTAGCTAGAATGATTTTACCACAGAATTTATATACTGAGTGGTATTGGAGTGGTACGTTGATAGCATTTGCCCGTGTATGTAACTTACGATGTAAATCAGATACACAGTTAGAAACACAACAAATTGCAAATATGATTGACTCATTATCCAAAGAAAATTTTCCTGTATCTTGGAAGGCACTAAGATCAGAATGACAGTACATTTAGTTTTTGGAAATGGTGAATCAAGACCAAAAGAATTAC